CTTCCTGCTTGGGAGTGGTTTCAGTCTGGCCCTCTCCAGCGTCTTATGCCGGGTGGCTCTATCATTATCGTAATGACAAGGTGGAGTAAGCTGGACTTGACAGGAATGATTGTCAACCAGATGGGCAAAGAGGAAGATGTAGATCAGTGGGAGATTGTCGAGTTCCCTGCCATCCTCAATGAGAAACCTTTATGGGGGGACTTCTGGTCGCTGGAAGAACTACTGGGTAAAAAAGCAGGTATGGATCCTCGGTATTGGCAAGCCCAGTACATGCAGAACCCTGTCTCAGAAGAAGGTGCGTTACTCAAACGGGAGTGGTGGCAGATATGGGATAAAGACGATCCCCCTAAATGTGAGTTCACCATCATGAGTCTTGACGCTGCGCAGGAGACCAATAACAGGGCTGACTACAACGCACTGACAACGTGGGGCGTGTTCTTTAACGAAGAGTCAAACAACTACAACATCATCTTGCTTAATGCAATTAAAAAGAGGATGGAGTTTCCTGATCTAAAAAAACTTGTGCTTGAAGAATACAAGGAATGGGAGCCTGATGCGTTTGTAGTTGAGAAGAAATCCAACGGGGCGGCCTTGTATCAAGAGCTTCGCAGAATGGGTGTTCCCATAGGGGAGTTTACTCCGGGCAAAGGACAAGACAAAATATCGCGTGTAAATGCTGTGTCAGATCTATTAGCGTCTGGCATAGTGTGGGCTCCTGACCGCAGATGGGCTAAAGAAGTCATTGAAGAATGCAATGATTTTCCGTCAGGCACTAATGATGACTTGGTTGACTCAACAACACAAGCATTGATGCGGTTTAGACAAGGTGGGTTTATTCGTCTTCCGACTGACGAACCCGAAGATATTAAATGGTTCAAATCGAGCCGCCGCGTTGCGTACTATTAAGGATAAATATGGCTACCAATATTGACAAAGCTCTTTACTCTAACACTGACGACATGCCTGATTTTATGGGTACGGGAGAAGAGGTACTTGAAATTGAAATTGAAAACCCTGATTCGGTGACATTGGCTGATGGATCGATGGAGATCACACTTGAACCGGGTAAAGAAATTAGTGATGAATTTAGTAAAAATTTAGCGGAAGAAATGGACGATAGCGAGTTGCAAGTACTTGCGTCTGAGTTAATGGAGTATGTCGATGCTGACATTAATTCCCGTAAAGATTGGACTGAAACTTACGTCAAAGGTCTTGAAGTATTAGGGATGAAGTATGAAGAGAGAACGGAGCCTTGGAATGGTGCGTGTGGTGTCTTTTCCACCGTTCTTACCGAAGCGGCAATCAGGTTTCAAAGTGAGACTATTACTGAAACTTTTCCAGCGGCAGGCCCCGTTAAAACGGAAATTATCGGCGCAATTGATCGCCTTAAAGAGGAAGCAGCGGCTCGTGTTAGAGAAGACATGAACTATCGCCTGACTGAGCAAATGCCCGAGTACAGACCAGAGCATGAACGCATGCTGTTTAATTTGGGACTAGCTGGCTCTGCATTTAAAAAGGTGTACTACGACCCGGGGCTAAGAAGGCAGGTGTCGCTTTTTGTTCCTGCTGAAGATGTGATTATTCCCTATGGCTCAAGCGGAGCAAGAACTGCTGAGCGTGTAACGCACTTGATGCGTAAGACAAAAAATGATGTAAAAAAACTACAGGTCAGTGGTTTTTATCGTGATGTTGATTTGGGCGAACCGGTTCAGATTCATACTGATGTGGAGAAGAAAAAAGCTGAAGAACAGGGGTATTCAGTTAATGAAGATGACCGCTATCAGATTGCTGAGATTCAAGTTGATTGGAACTTAAAAGGTTATGAGCAAGAAGATGAAATTGCTCTTCCGTATATTGTTGCAATTGATCGCGGCACAAATAAAGTTTTAGCTATCTACCGTAACTGGGAAGAAGAAGATGAGACTTATGCAAAACGTCAGCACTTGGTTCAGTACGATTACGTACCGGGCTTTGGAGCTTATGGCATGGGTCTCATCCATATCATTGGTGGTTACGCTCGCGCTGGCACTTCTCTTATCAGGCAACTTATTGATGCAGGTACTCTTAGCAATTTACCGGGAGGCATGAAGTCTCGGGGACTGCGTGTAAAGGGGGACGATACACCCATTGCACCGGGTGAATTCCGTGATGTAGACGTACCAAGCGGCTCGATCAAAGACAACATCATGATGCTCCCGTACAAGGAGCCGTCACAGGTGTTGGCAGCACTGCTGAACCAGATCACAGAAGAAGGCCGTCGCCTTGGCTCTATTGCTGATATGAAAGTCAGTGACATGAGTGCGCAGGCTCCCGTGGGTACAACGCTTGCTCTTCTTGAGCGGCAGCTTAAGATCATGGGTGCGGTGCAAGCCCGTGTTCACAACTCAATGAAAGAGGAGTTTAAGCTCCTTAAAAACATCATTAGAGATCACGCGCCCGCGAGCTACGACTACGAGCCAGTGGCGGGCGATGCGACAGTAATGCAGTCGGATTACGACTTGGTTGAAGTTATACCTGTCAGTGATCCCAACAGCTCTACGATGGCTCAACGCATCATGCAGTATCAAGCTGTGATGCAGTTGGCTCAGCAAGCACCTCAGATTTACGACTTGCCAATTTTGCACAGGCAAATGATTGAAGTGCTGGGTGTAAAGAACGCTGAGAAGCTTGTGCCGATTGATGACGATATGACACCGCGTGATCCGATCAGTGAGAACATGGCGTTCTTACGGGGAGAACCTACGAAGGCGTTTATCTACCAAGATCAAGATGCACACATTGCAGCTCATACAACATTCATGCAGGATCCGATGATCATGCAGACAATGGGGCAAAACCCTGCGGCTCAGCAGATGATGGGGGCAATCATGGCTCACATTGCAGAGCACTTGGCGTTTGCGTATCGCCGTAAGATTGAAGAACAGTTGGGCGTACCTCTCCCACCACCCAACGAGAAACTTCCTGAAGAAGTTGAAGTTCAGTTGTCTCAACTTGTGGCGCAGGCATCAGTTCAGTTGCTTCAGCAGAATATGGGGCAAGCTCAGCAACAGAAGAACCAGCAGATGCAGCAGGATCCCCTCATCCAGATGCAGCAAGCCGAGTTGCAGATCAAGGCTCAAGAAGCACAGACCCGTGCGCAGAAGACTCAGGCTGACATCCAGTTGGCACAAGAGAAACTCAAGCTCGATGCACAGCGTATGCAGATTGATATGCAGAAAGAGCAGCAGCGTGTGACCTCGCAAGAGCGTCAAACTACTCAAAAACTCAAGGCTGATCTGGTCAAAAACATTGTTAAACCACAACCTAAACCCGGGGGTGTTAGATGACCGAAATAGAACTGCTTAAGAAGCAAAACGATGAATTTCGCCAACAGGCGATAGACAAACTTGTTACTGGTGGGGTCAAAGACTTTGCGGAGTATCGAGAATTGGTGGGGGTTATTAGGGGTCTTGACCACGCCAATTACAACCTTCAAGACCTAAAACAACGTATAGAAAGATTAAACGATGAATGAATTTGATGTGTCTGCAGTAGACCTGTCGGGTGTACTGAATAAAACCCCGGAGGAAAAGGCTCGGCAAGTGCCAGATCCTGCTACTTTCCATGTTCTTTGCATGCTTCCCCAAGCAGAAGAAGAATATGAGGGCGGATTGCTTAAATCTAGCCAAACCATGATGCACGAGGAGCTTCTTTCTCCCGTGTTATTTGTTGCCAAACTGGGGCCAGACGCATTTAAAGACGAAAAACGGTTCCCTTCTGGGCCGTCGTGCAAGGTTGGAGATTTCATTATTACTCGCCCTAATACTGGCACCCGTATGAAAATACACGGTACAGAATGGCGTTTGATCAATGATGACTCTATACAAGCGGTGGTTCAAGACCCCCGTGGTATTCAACGCCCTTAAGGAGAAATCATGGCTGAATTTGAAAAAACGGAATTTACATTCCCTGATGAAAAAGACGATATTGATAAAAAGGCAAAGCCCGAAGAAATTGATATTGAAATTGTTGACGACACTCCTCCCGGGGACAGAAACCGTGGGGAACCACTGGATACGCCACCTGAAGAAGTTACAGATGAAGAACTTGACAAATACACTGATGTCAAGCTTAAAGAGCGATTATCTAAATTAGGTCGCGGGTATCACGATGAACGCCGTGCTAAAGAAGCCGCATACCGTGAAAAAGAAGAAGCTCTACGTCTAGCACAATCGGTTGTTGAAGAGAATAAAAAGCTCAAAGGTACGCTCAGTACTAGTCAAGAAGCCCTCTTAGAACAAGCCAAAAAGACTATCTCTGCAGAGGTAGAACAGGCTAAACGAGAGTATAAAAATGCCTATGAAGCTGGCGACTCAGATGGCTTGCTTGCAGCGCAGGACAAACTGACTTCTGCCAAGATAAAAGCTGAACGAGTAAATAATTTTAGACCTGCCCCTTTACAAGACAATAAATCTGTTGTACAAACTCAACAAATCGCGCAAGCAAACGCGGTTGATCCCAAAGCATCTGACTGGCAGTCTCGGAATAGCTGGTTTGGGAAAGACCGTGAAATGACCGGCTACGCGCTTGCGTTGCATGAAAAGCTGGTCGTAGAGGATGGTGTTGATCCAAAGTCGGATGAGTATTATAGAAAACTTAACGGCAGGATTCGCCAAGTATTCCCAGAGAGGTTTGCCTCTGAGGAATCCGCTGATGCACCTACATCTCAGCGCTCGCAAAAAGCAAATGTTGTTGCACCCGCAACGCGCAGCACTGCACCTAGAAAAATCGTGCTGAATGCAACGCAGGTACAACTGGCTAAACGGTTGGGAGTTCCTTTGGAACTGT